TCTAATTGGTTATAAACTTCTTGCGCTATTTCATCATCTGTCATATTGATATAACCTTTACAACCGCCTAACAGTAGGTCATAAATAGTATTATCGTTAAAGGTAGAATCAGATTGACATAAGAGCAAATCATTCTCTAATAATTCATCAATCCATTCTTGCTTTGTTTTGGTAATCTTATTATTACAACTGAATCTCACAGTCAAATTGGTAGACATAATAATCCCTTTCATAGATAGAAAACAATAACATAAACAGCAGTTAAGCAAGTGTAAAGACACACGCCTGTAAGCAGTAATGATTTAAGCATGATTAAGCCTCCTCATCTTGACCGATAAAATTAGCGATTGTTTCAGCTTCAGCGTCAACATAATGCCTTGCTATTTCGTGAAAGTTTACCTCTCGAAATGAAGCGTTCATAACATCAGAAAAGAATCCATTCTCAATATCGGGCATCATATCGACAAACATAGACTTAATTTCCTTTGCAACTAGATTCGTGATTGTGTCCAAATCCTCGAATGAACCGAAATAATCCGCCGTAAGCATAGCGATTCTTTCAGACATACGCCAATCGTTATCAATCCATAGATTAGCGTTCCATGTTTCGTAATTTGTCCAGCCATTGTATTTATTGTCATTCATGATTAAACCCCTAATAGTTTGTTTTTAGATTGTTCAAATAATACTTTTACAGATTGTTTAGCCCAATAATCCAAATCATCTTGAATCAAATCGTCAGCACTTGCTAACACTAAACGAGTAAACAATTCGTCATCATCATCAATAATTGGGTATTCTTTTTCTAACCATTTGGTAAAGAATGTCAAAACTTCTTCTTTAGTGCTGATTCCTGTAAGCATGATTAAGCCTCCATTGAGTTATAAAGTTCATTAGCCCACGCCTCAACATCAAACAAAGGCATAGCCTCTATGTCAATGTCTTCCTCTTCGCCGTTGTTTGGGTTAGTCCAATTAGCGTAAATGGTATCTGACCCTAAGCCAATGTAAAGCGTAAAGGGATAATCCTCAAGCCATAAATAGACATTACCTGAGTTTTGATTCTCTCCTGCCTCTCCGTATCCGCTTATATTCATGCCTAAGTCGCTTGCTTTGGTGATAAGTAAAGCAACCTTACGAAGTGCATTACTGCCTAAATTCTGACTGATTTCCATAATATAAATCTCCTGTCTAAAGTTAAGATAAAGCCCTGTTAAGTTTAATACTACTACGCGCGAATTAAAGACATTCGATATAGCAAATAAATTTGCCTTTGTTTTGCTCAAGTGTATTCGCATAAGATAAAGCCTCGGCATAAGTGTTAAATGCCACTTCTACCGCGCCAATGTTTTGCGCTACTTTAACTATAAATTTTGCTTTCATAATAATCCCTTTCAAGTGTTTAAGTGTTTACAGTCTATCCCTATCGCTAATGATACGCAATAGGGACAAACCCTTAGTTGCTACTGAGTGATACCATTTTCAATACGATAATCAATCTGATGTTTTACTCTACCCTTAATCTGTCTGTCTGTGTAGCCCTGATACTGTATCTTAAAATAATCATTATCACCAATGGCAGTGGCTAAGCAACCATTGTGATTGTAATTAAGGATAACTAAATAGTCTTTGTGGTTAAATTGTTTCATGGTTTTACTCTCCTGTTGAGATACTGTTTATCAATACTACCTATACAGTATAACGGATTAGTGCTATGAAAAGATACTAGGATAAACCCTAAGTTATTGATTGTATTTAACTATTGAGTATCATTGTCGATAGTCTAAGCCTATGCACTATGTTGCACTATGTTGGTGCATTGGTTTACTGGGTTGCACTAGGTTGCACTATAAAGGTGCATCATAGCCCCATATACTCACGCTATCAACCACCACAGGTCAATAGTATTTAACTATGATGACAAGTAAGTAAGCACTCACTAACCTAGCACTATATTGGTGCAAGGATGATGTAAGTAAGTACTAACTAACATAGGGGGGAGGGGTAGTCTATGTTGTGTTATGTTGGCGGAGCCTCCATAGCATATAAAAAAGTAAAATAGACCTATGTTAATTGATAAAAAAGGGACACAGTCAATGATGGTGTATGTTATTGATTACTAAAGGATAATAAAATAGGGACAGAGTAGTTGTAAATGCTCACTCCGTAGGAGGTCGCTGTTGTCCCCAGCGGAGACCTATATTGTCTAGGCAGACCCGCTGAATCTGCTCAGTCGCAGTAAGTGTCTCAACACCTTACTGTGTCGCAGACGGTGATAGTGTTGTTTAATAACCACACTGTTAAAATATTACTTGACAAAATCGTAAAAGTATGCTAAAATCGCCTTACAAGTTTAAGCAACACACTATAAAGAATCGGGTAAGCCCTGCAAGCAGTGAATTATTATAGCGCACTGTAGCAAAGGGGGATTAAAACCAAAATCCCCCTCCTGATAGCGAACTGCTCAATCTTACGATAGCATACTATAGTAACTATAGGGCTTTGAATTTTTTGTTTGTCTTAATAAGTATTTTCTTTGTCTTTCCCTTTAAGGATAAAAAGGCGTTATGTTAGAAGTTGAAAAACAATTATCTACCGAAGATGCTCAGTCTTCAGACGAAGGTGGTGTCTTAAAAAAGAAGCGCCCCAAGCTGGTTAGACGAGAAGTTGTCGATGGTAAACCTGTTCGGGGTCGTCCCACCAAGAAGGCGATTGCAAAGAAAAAGAATCCCGGCATTGTGGGGAGACCGCCGGGCGACGCAGCAAGAATCGCAGAGTTTAAAGCAAGGCTGTTAGCGACACATGGCGATAGCGTGATTGAAAAGATTATTCACACCGCCCTACAAGATGGACACCCTGCACAGGGAGCAATGCTAAAGTTCTGTGGTGAGAGACTGTTACCGCTATCGAGCTTTGAAGGTAAGACTGGTGGAGGAACACCGCATATTAGTATTAACATCAGTGGATTAACAAATCCAATGATAGAAGCAGAAGAAGTAATAGATACCGATGTTACTGATGTAACCATTAAGGACATCGATGAATCTTGATTTTAAACTACTGAAGTGGCAACAAACAGTATTTAAGGACCACACCCGATTCAAAGTAATCGCTGCTGGTCGCCGTTGTGGTAAGAGTAGGTTGTCTGCAGTAACCCTATTGATTGAAGGGTTAAATTGTCCTGAAGGTTCTAGTGTGATGTATGTTGCACCAACCCTAGGACAAGCTAGAACGATTATGTGGGACTTGTTGATGGACTTAGGTAAGCCTGTCATCAAATCCGCACACATCAACAACTTAGAGATTACTTTGGTGAATAACAGAAAAATCCTCATTCGAGGAGCTGACAACCAAGACTCTTTGCGTGGTGTGTCTTTGTCGTACTTGGTAATGGACGAGGTCGCCTTTATCAAGTCAGAGATTTGGGAACGAGTACTTCGTGCTGCTTTGTCGGATAAAAAAGGTAGAGCCATGTTTATCTCTACTCCATCTGGACGAAACCATTTCTATGAGTGGTATCAGCTAGGACAGAGTAATTTAGATGAAGATTGGAAGTCGTGGCACTTTACCACCGCTGACAATGAAACGATTGACCCTAAAGAGATTGAGGCTGCAAAGAGAACACTCAGTAGCTTTGCATTCGGACAAGAGTACCTATCTTCCTTCAATAATGCTGGTGCAGGATTATTTAAAGAAGAGTGGATTAAGTTTGATGAGCAACCTAAAGATGGTTCGTGGTATATTGCAGTAGACTTAGCTGGCTTTGAAGATGTCGCTAAGAGTGCTAGTGCTACCAAGAAAAGACTCGACCAGTCTGCTATTGCCATTGTTAAAGTAACCGATGATGGCACTTGGTTTGTGGATAAGATTGAAGCTGGTCGTTGGGATATACAAACCACCGCACTGAACATCTTAAAGAATATTAAAGAGTACGAACCTCTAGCAGTTGGAATCGAGCGAGGGGCGTTAAAGAATGCAGTCTTGCCTTACCTCAGTGATTTGATGCGAAAGAACAACTGTTACGCACATATCCTAGATTTAACGCATGGCAATAAGAAAAAAGTAGATAGGATTGTTTGGGGACTACAAGGTCGCTTTGAGCATGGACGAGTGATTCTAAATGCTGAAGAAGACTTTGATGAGTTTGTTGACCAACTCTTGATGTTTCCTACCTCTAATGTACACGACGACTTAGTGGATGCACTAAGTTATATCGACCAACTCGCTGTCACGAGCTACAGTATTGATAATGAGTCTGATGATTGGGAAGCTCTTGATGTTATTTCCGGATATTGATAAAGGATTAAAATGGCTGAAAATATGGACATGAATGAAGGTACTAGCTGGGAAGAACCTTCTGAAGCAGACAAAGAGCTTTGTGCCTTTGTTATCCAACACTGCGACAGATGGAGAGATTCTCGTGATGAGAACTACCTAGAATACTGGAAAGAGTACGAAAGAATCTTTCGTGGTATCTGGGCTGACGAAGACAAGACACGAGACTCTGAGCGTAGCCGCCTAATTAGTCCAGCTACTCAGCAAGCGGTAGAAACCCGCCACGCTGAAATCATGGAAGCTATCTTTGGTAACGGAGAGTTCTTTGACATCAAAGACGATGTTCGTGACTACAACAACAATCCGATGGATGTTGAGGCACTAAAGATTCAGCTCAAAGAAGATTTAGAAAAGCATAAGATTCGTAAGTCTATCGACCAAATTGAATTGATGGCAGAGATTTATGGTACAGGTATTGGCGAGATTATCGTTAAACAAGAGAAAGAGTTTGTCCCTGCTACGATGCCAATGCCGGGCATGGAACAAGCCGCCTATGGCGTACAAGAAAGAGAATACTTCTGCGTTAAGGTAAACCCTGTCAATCCTAAGAACTTCCTCATTGACCCCAACGCTACCTCGATTGACGATGCGATGGGATGTGCAGTTGAGAAGTTTGTGTCTATTCATAAAGTAGTTGAAGGCATGGAGAAGGGTATCTATCGTAAGGTAGACATCGGACCTGCTGGCAACGATGACGACTTAGAAGTCACCCAAGAAGTAGTGCAGTACCAAGACGACAAAGTCAAACTCCTGACATACTACGGTTTAGTCCCAAGAGAGTACCTAGAGCAGTTAGAAAACGAAGGTGAAGAAGTTGTTGACCTCTTCCCTGAAGAAAGCACCGCTGACACCTATAGCGACCTCGTAGAAGCGATTGTAGTGATTGCTAATGATGGACTACTCCTCAAGGCTGAGAAGAACCCCTACATGATGCAAGACCGCCCTGTGTTGGCATATCAGGATGACACTGTTCCTAATCGGTTCTGGGGTCGTGGCACTGTTGAGAAAGCCTATAATATGCAAAAGGCTATCGATGCTCAACTACGCAGTCACCTAGATAGCTTGGCATTAACAACCGCACCAATGATTGCGATGGACGCTACTCGTTTACCTCGTGGCGCTAAGTTTGAAGTAAAACCCGGTAAAGCAATCCTTACGAATGGCAATCCAGCAGAGATTCTATTCCCATTCAAGTTTGGTCAAACCTCACCAGAGAACTTCGCTACCTCTAAAGAGTTTGAGCGTATGCTCCTAATGGCAACTGGAACTCTTGATAGCCAAGGAGTTGTATCACAGGCTTCCAGAGATGCTTCTGGTGCTGGTATGTCAATGGCAATGGCTGGCATCATCAAGAAGTATAAGAGGACTCTAACGAACTTCCAAGAAGACTTTATGGTGCCGCTAATTAAAAAAGCAGCCTATCGGTATATGCAGTTTGACCCTGAGCGTTATCCGTCTGTTGATATGCAGTTTATCCCAACTGCAACCTTGGGCATCATGGCTCGTGAGTACGAACAGCAACAACTCATTGGCTTACTACAAACCCTTGGACCTGATACGCCAGTGTTACCAATCATCCTTAAAGGCATTATTGCAAACTCTAGTCTGTCTAATCGTGCTGAGATGGAAGCCGCATTGACACAGATGAGTCAGCCTAACCCAGAACAACAGCAAATGCAACAAGTTCAGGCTCAACTAGCAATGCAAACCCAACAAGCTCAGATTAAACAGCTTGACGCTAGTGCTGCTAAAGACATGGCAGATGCTCAGAAGACCATGGTTGAGGCTCAGTTGGCTCCTAAAGAAGTAGAAGCCAAGGTTATTTCTGCTGTTTCACGCAATTTACCGGACGAAGGCAATGCTACTAACGCAGAATTTGACCGCAGGGTGAAGATTGCTGAGTTAATGCTCAAAGAAGCAGACTTAAAGAACAACACCAAGATTGTTGAGTTGCAAATGGCAGATAAAGTTGCTACAATTGGTAAATCTCAAGACGACTTTTTAAAGAACTTATCGGATAAACTGTCATCTAATGGCTAATCTTAAAGATTTTATCAAAAAACTAGATAGTGAAGTTACTACCATTGAAGAACAGAATAGTGCTTTAGACTCAATTGAAAAAACTGTTCTAGAAATCAAACAACGGCAGGAACTTCCTATTGAGCAAAACGATGAGTTAACCCAACTCACGCTTTCACACATCGAGCAAAAGAAGAAACACCAAGAAACAATGGGACAAACGGTTGATTTAATCGTTAGTGCGCTTAAAACCATTGAAGCCAAGCTAGAAGCTAAGTTAGCAGAGCTAAACAACACTCCTGCAAAGCAAGGTGTCCAAGGTCCCACAGGTAAAGCTGGTAAAGACGGTAAAAACGGACAAGATGGTCGTGATGGCGTTAGTGGCAAAGATGGAACCGATGGCAAAGACGGTGTAGACGGTCAAGATGGTGTCTCTGTCGTTGACGCTAAGATTGACTTTGATGGTTCTTTAGTTGTTTACCTATCTAACGGTAACGAAATTGACTGCGGTCAGATACTATCACCCGATGTTGCTCAAAACATCATTATCAATAGCGGTGGTTCTGGGACATCACAAACTGTTACCGATACTTTAGTGTCTCTACAGAACCAAATCAATACTTTAACTGGTATTGATGGTGTTTTAGGCGATATGGCGCAGCAAAACGCCAACGCAGTAGCCATCACAGGCGGCACAATCAATGGCACTACTATAGGCGCTACTACCCCATCATCTGTAAACGCTACTACGATTACAGGACAGACAGGAGTGTTAAGAGGTACTGGGCAGAATTTAGTTACACAAAGCCAAACATTTAATAGTGCATGGGGAAATACTGCTGTAACTATTAACCAAACTGCAACAACTGCACCTAACGGGACTGCAACAGGTAATAGCATAACTCCAACAGCTGTGAGTTCTATTCATCGAATTAGCAGTATCGGTTTAAATAATATAAATGGTATTACTTATACAGCAAGCGTATATGCAAAAGCAAATGGATATAATTATTTATATTTCAATTGCCAATCGGCTTTTAATGCAAATACCACTTTTAATTTATCAACAGGTGCAATTAGCGCAACTGCATCTGGAACTGCAACAATTACAGCGGTTGGTGATGGTTGGTATCGTTGCACAGTAACAGGAACAGCATCATCAACAAATACCTCTACAATATTTTTACAAGTAAACAGCACTCAAATTGGTGCGACAGATGAGGTTTTCACTGGTAACGGCACAAGCGGTATTTTCCTGTGGGGCGCACAACTAGAAGTTGGCTCAATTGCTAATACTTATTTAGTTACAACATCAGCCGTTATCTACGGAACTCCTACCCTATCCTTTAGTGGAGTATCTAGTATTGGTTTACAGTCTAATGGTTCTTTATTTGTACAACCAGCAGGAACAGGAGCATTACAAGCACAAGCTACTACATCTACTACAGCAGGTGGTAATGCTAGGGGTGCTAATGCTGTTGATTGGCAGACTACTAGAGATACTGCGGCAAGGGTAGCAAGTGCTACAGCAGCCGTAATTAGCGGTGGTGCAAATAATACTACTTCAGGCACTTATGCTTTTGTTGGTAGTGGCTATCAAAACTCAAGTTCTCAAAATGGTTCAGGAATAGTAACTGGTGCATTTAATGCAGCATCAGGACAATACGCTTTTGTTGGTTCAGGAAACTTTTGCACAGCATCAGGATTTTATGGTTTTGTCGGCAATGGGTTTACAAACAGTACAACATCATCATCCGCAGTAACTACTCAAAGTGGAACAATGAACGCCACTACTGCGGTTACATTGTCAGGTTCTAACGCAAACATTAAAGTAGGTCAGTACATATCAGGCACTTCTATTGGTAGTGATACCTATGTTGCCGCCATTAGCGGAACATCATTAACTCTAAGCAAAAACGCATCAGGCTCATCTACAAGCACTCTATCTTTCTTTACTCCTCATGGAGTAGTAGTAGGCGGTGGTAATAACCAAGCTACAGGTAGTTATTCATTTATCGGTGGTGGTGGTAATGCAGGAACTGCGGCTAATAGAAATGTGGCTAGTGGGGATTGGTCTGTGGTGACTGGTGGTAGTCAAAATACAGCATCAGGGGGCAATTCTTCTGTTCTAGGGGGTGGAAACTGTAGTGCTACGAGTTCTTTTGCTACATGTCTTGGTGGTGCTGGTAATACAGCAAGTGGTTTTGGTTCAACAAATTTAGGTGGTAATGGTAATGTTGCAAATGCTACATACGCTATAGCTGGCGGGTTTTCGGCAACAAATAGAAGCATACCTAGTTTTTCATATGCCGCAGGAAGCGCAAGTGTTAATGGAGATGCCCAAACTGAAATATTTGTATTACGAAATACAACAACAGATGCAACTGCCACAGCTATAACTATTGGTGCTACTGCTCCATCTACAACAAACCAAGTAATACTACCTAACAACTCTGCTTACTTCTTTACTGGAGAAATTATTTCAGGAGTTACAGGCGGTGGTAACACTAAAGGCTGGACTATCGAAGGTGTAATTAAGCGTGGTGCTAATGCGGCATCGACTGCCTTGGTAGGAACACCTACAGTCACATCTATGTATGCTGATGTTGGTGCGGCAACATGGGCTATTGCAGTAACAGCCGACACGACTAATGGTGGTTTACGAGTTACTTTTACTGGGCAAGCGGCAACGACTATTCGTACAGTTTGCCAAATCCGCACAACCGAAATGACATTCTAAGGAGATTTACATGGCACTCAAGCTCGCAGTTCAAACACAATTTGGCGTACCAGCCCCACAAGCCTACGCTAGAATCACTAACTTCTTTGGCACTAAAGACCAAATCCAAGTGCAAGTCGCTATTCATTATGACGAGTCGGCAAGGCATGGCAACATGGCTACAGTCAAAGAAAACGCACACTACATCAATATGGAAGATTTAAAGGGCGACTTAATCCCAGCAATCTACGAGGTTCTA